GATTCTTGGAATTGCAATCTATGTGCTAATGACCTTCCATACAATAGCCCTGTAGTAATTGGAGATAGTTTATATTTCCAATTTCAGCAACAAGATTTATTGAATGGTAATAGTCCAACATTAGATGGTGGTGGTTTATGGGGTAATGGATATGGTTGGGATGAGTTCGGATTGGTTCAAGGATACATTCGTGATTGCTGTACAGGTCAAAGACTACAAAAGCCTGGAGTTGGTGGTGATGCTGTAGTCACGGATTATTCAAGTAATTATTTTGTCGGAATATTTGAAGGAACGAATTACTCAAACACATCTAATTCGTACACCAATATTCAGCAAATTAAAATTGAAACCGGACAATTATATACCGATATAGCAGCTCAATTCTCAGGGAATTGTTTTTACTTTGAATGGGTATTCTATCCGAATGATTTGGCATATACTTATCAATTGTTCTCAGAGCCATTTGAATTTGTTACTTGTCAAGATACAATGATGCTTGAGGGAACTACATCGATAAAGGATTGCTTTAATTTATTTTATGGTGAACCAGGTTGTGTTGTAGTAAATAATCCAATCACAATCGGGCCGATTACAATCAATAATTATCAAAAGGAATGTCTATATTACATCGGTACAGGATTGTTTCCTTATACGCAGTTCTATCGTGTCAGAGGTTCATTTGAACAGACATCATTTGAAATCACCAAAGACCTTGTTGGTACAAAACTCCGTTCGACATCAATTGATTTGACAGAGAATTGGCTATTAAGGACAGATAGGCTTCCTCAAAGGGCTGCTAAACTTGTCGCATCGATTCTTGCATCTCAAAATGTATACATCGATAACAAAGAATATGTTGTTGATGGAGAGTTGCCCAAAAACAATGAAATAGGAAATCAATGGTTCATTGATGCCAATCTCAGAAAAGTAACTTGTTCTAAAAACTATTCATGCAATTAAGCAATGATTGATATAAATTATCTAAACAGCAATTTAGGTTCTCTTCGTCCTAACAAACATTACGAAGATTGGGTTGAAGTAAGGGACACCATGTTTGTCCATACAAGGGGCAAGAATCCAGGTGATATCCTTACTAAAAGGAGGCCGAATGAAGACCCTGAGTTGATGGAATATCGTCTTTCGATTTATGAGCCTATCACAAAGGGTTCTATAAATCGTGCAATTGATAAATTGTATAGGATATTTGGAGCAGCCAACTTTTCCATTCAGGTATCTGAAGAATTATCTTCTTATCTGAATGCAAAGAAATTTGATAGTCAGTACTTCTATGCTTTCATTCAGAAGTATGTTGTAAGAAGGATGATTGAAGACCCTAATGGATATCTTGCATGGATTCCATATGGAGCAGGACTTACAGACCCAACACAGAAGGTTGATGTATATCCTTTGATTATAGGATCAGACCAAATCAGATATCTTGATAATTATACAATCTCTTGGGTTGATTATGATGAAAAAAGCAAGGTATCAGAAGGAGGCAAGGTAGTTGACAAGGGAGAAGTAATTTATACTCTTGATGGAGAAGGATTTTATAAGCATGAACAGTATGGCATCAATCGTGACAAGAAATATGACCTGAGTGTAATTTACATTCATAATCTTGGTTTCCGTCCTGCCATCGTTCTTGGAGGTGACTTGACTGATGAAGGATATTATGAGTCATATTTCTCAGCCTTTGTTCCATTTGCGAATGAGGCCATCAGGCAGTATTCAGATTGGCAAGGCATTATGACAACATCAGGATTCCCATATCGGGAAGAGGTTGCAGAAACGTGTTCTGCACCTGGATGTCGTGATGGTGTTTGCTACAATACTGAAGAAGATGAGCATTACCCTTGTAAAGTCTGTAAGGGTACAGGAAGGATTATTTCACGCTCTCCATATGGTGTATTCCTAAAAGAGAAAGGAGGTAATGTCCTTGATTCGAATTTTGGAAATGATGCCATGATTCGTTTTGTTGCACCTCCTGTCGATATCATCAAGTATTCAGGTGAGGCATGGCAAGTTCTTCTGAAGAAGGCTGAAGAGGCATTGCATCTTGACAAGATTGATGAGGCTCAGTCAGGAACGGCAAAGCAGATTGATAGGGAAGATTCGTTCATGGTTTTGACAAAGATTAGTAACAACATCTTTGATGAAATCATCTATCGCTCATTATTGATAATTGAAAAACTTCGGAATGTAAGTAGCCCGATGGATCCGATTATCATCAAGCCAATTTCTTTCTCAATGAAGACGGAATATGATTTGATTAATGAGATTAATATGTTGCATGACAGAAATGCACCGGTTGCATTTTTGGTTGAGGCAACAAAAGACCTGGCTAAGAAAAGGTTCTCAGGAAATCAGTCAATTGCAAGGATGGTTGAGGTTCTTGTCGCTTATGATCCTATTTATCATCTTGACACAAAGGACAAGCATATGCTGATGTTGTCAGGAACGATTAGAAAGGATGATGTGATTAAATCTCTGTTTGCTTACAAGATGCTTGTTTCGTTGACTTCTGAAAATGGCAATGAATATCTTGAGAAGGATTTGTCAGAGATTTTTGCTGACCTTGATAGACTTATTGCTCCTGTAATCTTACAGTATGCTAATATGCCAATCATCACAATCTAATGATTCCAAAGGAAGTTGACAAGGCGATTGATGAGAAGGAAGAGGTAGTTAATTCTGCCGATGATGAGTTTGTTACATCTGATTGGAGCGATATTGAGAATGACATTTATAGGGATGTCAAAAGGTATACAAACAAGTTAGAATCAGAAGATGGTGAGTTGTTGTTCTCAGATGAGAATATAGCCTTGATTGCAGCTATGACTGCAATTATTGCTACTTCAATTCAAAAATCAGTCTATCCTGCCAAAACAAAGAAATACATTGAAGAGTTTGACAAGGTATATTCTTTAAATAGAGAAATACATTCCAAATTGAATGGTATCAGTCCTGAAGAATGGGATGAACTGATTAAACCATTGCAATTACAGAACATCCAAATCACCCTCCAAAATCTTACCGGCATAGGTCTGTCAACTTCATTTATTGAACCCCTAAAGCAAAATATTTATAAAAATATTGTGGCAGGGGCAACAATAGAAGATTTGGAAACCTATATGCAGTCTTTCATCATTACCAATAACGAAAGATTAGGCCAATTAAAGCGATATAGCACATTAATAGCAAGGGATGCTATATATCAGTTTGATGGGCAAATCAACGCCTATATCGCATCTAAATACAAATACGACTCATATTATTATAGGGGAGGGATTATAAAAGACAGCCGACCCCAATGTGTCAGATGGTCGAATATGAGTATTTTGAAAAAATCTGACTTAGCTAAGGAGATTAGTTGGGCTTATACCTATGGGAATGGGATGATTCCTGGAACGACACCGGAAACCTTTTCGGTCTATCGGGGAGGTTATAATTGCCGTCATACGGCAGTACCTTTTGACTCAAAAACTATAAATTTGTAATATGGACAAGAAGATTAGAATTCAGAATGTAAAGACAGGTGTTGTCTTTTTCAAAACTGAAACTGCTGTTAAAATAATGAAGAAGCATGGTTTGTTTGACGATTTTCAGGTTATTCCTGATTTGATTCCGACACCTATTGTTGAGCAACCTATCGTACAGGAAGAAACACAGACAGAATTAACACCTGTAAAAAGGGGACGCAAACCTAAAGAAGTGCAAGAAGTACAAAACGAACAAACCGAAGAACAATGAAAAACTTAGAAGCATTCCTCAAAAAGATTGGACTTACCAATGAGTCCATTCAGAAATTGAATTCCGATGATGAGATAAACATCGATGAGATTTATAAATCTTATCAGACTCAGATTCGTAGTGCAATGTCAAATGATCCCGAATTCATTCAGCCAATCAGAGATGAGATTAGGGGTACTGAGTTGAGTAAGGTTGAACATAAAATCAAGAAAACTTTTGCTCTTGAACCAAATGAGATTCAGGGTAAAAAGTTCGATGAAATTGTTGCTCTTGCCTTTCAAAAGACAATGAACAATGCGTCTTCATCATCTTCTGAAGAAATTCAAAATAAACTAATTGAACTTTCAAAAGAGAATAAAAGACTTTTGGAAGAGGTGATTCCGGCTAAAGAAGCTGAGTCAAAAGACTTCATTAAGAAGTATCAATTGACAGCTATTCAGCAAGCAAAATTGGCTTCTAAGAAATTGCTTGTAGGAATGAATGTAGCTATTCCTGCAATTGAGGCCAAAATCAAAGAATTGAAATGGAATCTTGATGTCGATACTGATGGTCAAGTTCAAGTCAAGACTTCTGAAGGATTAAATGTTCTTGCAAAGGATGGAACTAAGGTCATGTCTTACGATGATATTTTAGACTATGTTCTTGGACAAGAACAATTGAATTTAGTGATTCAATCAAATGGATCACCCGATAATCAGGTAGCCCGTAAGCAGCCTATTATCGAAAACAATTTAGATAAGCCAAAGTACAATGTTCCTGGTCTAAAGAAGGCTCAAGAAAATGCCGAATCAATGAAGTCCATCAGAACATTTGGACAATAATTAAATATATAGTATATTTGGCCTTGGGAGGTGATGCTCCGTAAAACATTATCCGAGGTAGCCTTCCTTTCAGGCAAATCGGGGAAATCGGGTATCCCAAAACCGAATTACTTGAGAAATCAGGTTGTTCAGTTTTGGGATTCTTGCATATATACCCCAAAGAAAAACTAACTCAAAACAATTTAAAAAATTAAAAAATGGCTTACACCCAAGGATTGTGTTCATCGCTCCAGGTGAATCTCAATGACATTGCAGGAACAAACGCTCCTGCTCTTGCTCGTCAGAAAGTTGGTATGATTGATGCCCTTATGTCTGACGTAAATCGTGCCGGTTTTACTGCTGAAGTTGTTCCAACTAACGGCAAATTCCGTGCTGTACAAATCAACTACATCGGTCAGGCTTGTGATTCTGACGTAAACACTTCATGTGCTGCTAATTGTACTGAAGATGTTACTCCTGAGCCTGCTCAGATGCTGATGACTTCATTCAATTGTGCCAAATATAAGATGGGCTTTGATGAGGCTGATATGCGTAAACTGTGTGAAGCAGACAGCGTATGGGTTGCTCAAAACATCATGCGAGCAATGAATGCCATCAACACTTCTGTTGACAAGGCTCTCATCGCAGCTCTTACTTGGGGTGCAAATGCATCAGGTGATGCTACTACCTCTTTGCCTTTGTTTACGACTGCCGGACTTCCTAACCCAATGGCTTGGGCGCAAATCCTGAATACTTTCGATGCTCTTGGTGCAAGTGGCGCACCAATCGTTGTTGGAGGTCAGATGGTTGATCTTTATGCTAAGGCACAATCAATTGCTTGCTGCAATACAGTAGCAGGAATGGATTTGTCACAAGGCGGTGGTACTGCTTATTTCTATTCTGACCATTTCATTAACACAGTTGAAACACCAACTACCTTCTTCGGATGGGCGCCTGGTGCAAAGCAAATGGTTACTTGGAATAAGTACCTTGGAGAATACGCAAAGCGTAACGATTCTTTTGAGCATGGAACAATCGTTGATCCGTTTACAGGATTAGTTTACGACTTGAAGACATCTTACGATGATTGTGCTGAGAAGTGGTATGTTGAACTTGCTTTGAATTGGAACTTCATCGAAGTACCGGCAGCTTACTGCATCGAAGATGCAAATGGCTCAATCCAATTTGAAGATTGCTCGGCCGGTGCTGTTTCTTGCCCTGCTTAATTCAAAAATTTGGGGAGTGATTTCGGTCACTCCCCTTCACTCTTAAAAAAAATCATAGAACATGGCTATTTGTAATTCTTCATGTGCAGTAACCCTTCCATGCCCTTTGGATGCAGGTTGCGAAATTCAGACAAGGGCAGGTGGTATCAAGCAATTTGCCATTGTTAAATGTGATGTAAGTTTTGACATCACAGATGAAGCAGAGTGGCAAACTAAATTGAATGACGGTGATGCTATGTTGAGCGGTATCGTACTTGGACAGAAGCCAAAAGGAACTTTCACCAAGAAGCGTATCAGTTCATGTAGTGCAGAAGCAGTAGTTGGTGCTGAAAAGCAAATTACTTTCCAAGATTATAATGTTGGAAATAATTATACTGCAAATGCCCATTGTGCAGCTTACACTTTTTGGAACACTATTCTGACAAATGCAAGTGCGTACAAATTGGCTTACATCACCTGTGACAATTTGCTGTATGGTCTTATTAACGATTTCCAAATCGAAATCGATGAGGTTATCGAAGACAACAATACAGGATCAACATTCTTTGACGGAACGATTCTTTGGAATCAGGTTCAAATGATTTGCCCTGTATATGTTGATCTTTCAACTTTGAGTAACGGCTCTTGCTGATAATCAAAGTTAATGCGTAACAAAGCCGGGCATTTCTTAGGATTTGTCCGGCTTTTTTATCAAAACAATAAATAAACAAAAACCATGATTATTCAAATCGACCTCTTAAAAGACATTAATCCCAATGTTCAGTATGCCGTGTATCAATTGCATAGTATGCTTGGTAAATACTATAATATTTCCATTTGGAAAGGCCATTATGATCTGAAATATGGTCAGGCCATGATGAGCAACAATGGCATTATGGTTTGTGTTGAACAGATGGGATCATCATTCAAATACAAGGCAAATCATACCCCTGAAATCAAAATGGCGATTAAGACTCTTAAAGAACATCTAAAAGAGGTAAAAATCGATGTTATAGATAAGGGAAAATTTGACATATTTGCTTTTACATACGATGAACCTCAGAAATCGACTAAAAAGAAAAAAGAAGAAGTAATCAATGAGGATTCAGTAGTGCAATGGCCTATTGAAAACAAAGAAGAAGATGGGAATATTTAAATATCTCATAATTCATTGTACAGCGACACCTGAAGGTCGTTCAGTTACTGCTGAAACCGTTAGGAATTGGCACACTAAGCCAAAGCCTGTTGGAAGAGGTTGGAGTGTTGTAGGCTATTCAGATTTGATTTTATTAGATGGATCAAGGCATCAGTTCGTAAAACATAATGGTGATAAATGGATTGATGCAAACGAGGTAACAAATGGTGTTGCAGGGATTAACTCTGTTTCCAGGCACATTTGTTATGTTGGTGGCTTGAGTACTGATAAAAGGAAGGCCAAGGATACTTTGACCGATAAACAGAATGCAATGTTGAGTGCAATAATTGCTGAGGTTTTATCTTATGCTCCTGATGTGATGATTGCCGGTCACAATCAGTTTGCACAAAAAGATTGCCCTTCTTTCTATGTCCCTGACTATCTTAGAGAACGATGTTTAATCAAAGTTCCTGAGAAAAACATTTACAAAGCAAACCCATTTGGATATGATTCCTAATTGTCTAAACGAATGGATTGGAGTCAAGTGTTTGAGCCAATCTAAATCAGGATTTTGGATTAATGACCTTGAAGGTCTTAATCTGAAATATGCAGCTGATATTGTCGATACAGACCATATTTCAGGTCTTGAATTTCTAAAATCAAAAATCAATTTTGCGACTGCTCTTGTAATCGAAGAGATAAAGGGGTATATGATGCCCTATTATCGGATTAATTCATTGGTTGATGAGATTCTTGTCGGTGATTGGAGAAAGAATAATTACTTAGCCCCATTGAATGCTGATAGGGGAGTAAAATTGACAACCAAGAAATCAAGGCTGTTAAGGATTAGGATTCAGACTGTCAAGATTAATATTCAGCAAGCTAATTATACAGGTTCTCTTGATGTAGTTGATGGAATCGATACTGTATCATTCCCATTTACTACTGATGCAAATGGTGAAACTGAAGTATTTGTAAATTACTTGAGCAATACGAATGTTGTTTATGTAACTACAAATAATTTAGCCATCAATGTAAATAATTCAGCTGTAAAGGTAAATTGCAATTGCAATACAAAGACAACTTCATTTTTGACTGCCAATGGTTGGAATGGAAGTATACCTGTAAATACTACATATGGATTGCAAGTATTAGCATTAGCAGAATGTAGTATTGATGATGTTGCTTGTATTCTTAGCAGTAAATTGACATTCCCTATTCTTTATCGTGCAGGAATGGAGATTGCAAAAGAAGCAGCTACAACAGACCGATTAAATTCAATCACTTTGCTTGACAGCGAAAAGGTTGATTTGCTTATGAATTCATTTAAGGCTGAATACGATAAGTATTTCAAGATTCTTGTTGATTCATTGCCTGAGTTGATGAAAAGAGTCGATGATTGTTGCATTGTCTGTAATCAATCACGCTATGTTAACGGATTACCATAATTGAAAAAAATGGCAAAAAGACTTACTATTAGCGAAAAATATCGGCAGTTAAAAAGACAAACCGAACAAGCAGGAATGAATGTCACAGAAAAGAATGGTAAATTGATTGTATCACGCAAAAAAAAGAAAAAATGAAAAACAAATGCTGTTCCCAAGGAGGCTCAAGGCCACGACCAATGACGATTCAACGCCCTGTTAGAAGGCCAAGATGAAAGCAATAATTCAGAATGATATCACTCCGATAATTAAATCGGTGTGTTCTTTAAATCTGAAGTTAGAGGTGTTGATGACTGCTATTGTCGGAGGCTTTTCTATAGGAATGGTTTCCGGAATTGTAACTGATTGGATATTTGATCCTGCGGTTTCTTATTATTTTCTTCTTGCATTAATCATTTCTGACCATATCGCAGGAATGACAATTGCCTGGAAGAACAATCGATTTGAAACCAAAAAAGCATTAAGAATCTTTTGGACTCTTATTGCTCATACTGCACTTCTATCTTTCTCAACAAATCTTGCTAAAGGATCAGCTGCTATTTATTGGCTCAATGAGGCGATATTTGTACCTGTCTGTCTTGTAAACATGATTTCTCTGATGAAGAATCTGACTTTGCTTGGCCTTGTAAAGAAAGATGTAACTAACTTCTTCTATCGGAAAGTTGATGTCTATAAAAACGAATACATTGAGAAAAAAGAAAATAATTCTGACCCTTCTCTTAGGGGTAATGATGGTTGCTAATTCCTGTAAGGTAAAGCAACGACATTTTCTTGATGAGCAACCTCCTGCGGTAAGAGAATTTACTTCTATTGCCGTTTATGATACGGAGATTGTTACTCCTAAAATTGTATTCGATACAATCTTTAAATTCCTTCCAAATGATACTGTGTTTATCACAGATAGCATTACAAGAGTGAAATTGAAGGTAGTTAAGTTACCTGGAGATTCGATTTACATTCAGCCTGAATGCCCTTCTGATACTATCACGATAAAGCAGTATAGGATTGAGAAAGTTAAAGAATCAATTCTTGATAATCCAAATAATGTAAAGAAGACTATCTTATTTATCATACTTGGAATATTTGCTTTATTTGCGATTGGATATACAGTAAATGCCATTAAGAGATGACACCTCAAGAATTTGTACTTCGTCTTCAAGCCGTATCACGACTATTCAAACGTGATAAGTCTAATGTATTGTTGCAACCAATGATTGAGTTGGAAGAAACGATGAAGTCAAGGATATTTGAAAAGGGTATTAATTCATCGGGTCGTAAAATTGGCAAGTATGGTCAATCCTGGCCTCCTATAAGGAAGGAAAGGGGATTGCAGACAAAGTATGTTGATCTGAAGTTCTCAGGTGATTTAATGGACTCTTTCGTTGCCGATAGGGATGAAAAGGATAGTGTTGCTTTAGGGTTTTCTGATGATTTCAATTACGAAAAGGCGTTATATCAAGAAGCACTTCAGGGTAAAAAGAAGGGGGGATTTAACTCCATGAATATTTTTACCCCAAGAAATGTTGAGATTCGCCAAATGCAGAAAGTCGCATTGAAAGAAATTGAAGATGAGATTGAAAAAATCATAAATGTATTCTGATGGTTGTTTACGATAACATAAATGGTATTCTTGATTTTCTCTCTGAGAATATCAAAAGGATGATTCCTGAGTTCAAGAAATCAGTTTTCTTGGCAAGGATTGATGAAGAAGGAAGAGTTCTCGTTCAGTCTGATCCGACTCAAAATGAATTTAAATGGGCAGGACTATCGGATACAGAGGGCAACTACTTCTATATCCGGCACAGAGATGAAGGGAATATCTTCTATGAAGAGTCTGTAACAGCACCAAAAACATCTTGTAATTATTACATAATGAATATTCGTTATGAATTACGATTGGTCGCTGTATTGAAGAATGCTTGTGCTTATACCTTGGAGAATACGATTCGGGATACAATGATTTCGATAAAGTTTCCAAATCAGAGTTCAATCAAAAATATTCGATTCATTCCGACAAAATCTGTCATTGATAGTATTCAAGTTCTCAGAGAGGAATCACCTAAAACAAAGGCGTTCGATAAAAACATGATGTTTGTCGCTATAGATTTCGATTTGGGTTTTGAAAAGCATTATATTTGATAAAAATATCGATACATGAATTGCGGTTGCTGTAAAGA